TCGTTTATCGTCGTACAAACTTAGAGCAATTTTTGTTTCCAATATCGTGTACACCTCGTGTAATTTTGATCTTATGCAAGACTGCTTTCGTGTCATTTCAATTTTGTCTTGCAGACACCGCATGTAATCGTCAAACGTTATAGTTCGCGCTACAACGTTACTCTTGACGCCTTTCGCCTTTTTCGTGTCCTTCTTACCATCCACTCTCAACGCGTACGGTATTCCACTCGTCAGTAAAAAAGTACCGGGCTGAAAGATGAGAACAATGGCGCGATAATGACCGAATTCGTCGGACTTAGGGCAAAAATGTACGCCTTGCGCGTCGATGGTAAGAAAGACACGAAAAAAGTAAAAGGTGTCAAGAATAACGTTGTAGCGCAAACTATAACGTTTGACGATTACACGCGGTGTCTGCAAGACGAAATTGAAATGACACGAAAGCAGTCTTGCATAAGATCAAAATTACACGAGGTGTACACGATATCGGAAACGAAAATTGCTCTAAGTCCGTACGACGATAAACGATACATAGTACCCGATTCTACCGACACGTTACCATGGGGACATTATAAAATAAAATTGTAAACATATGTTTGTATAAGTTTATATTTTGTTGTAAAAATAAGTACACAATTATGTATGTTTAATAAAAATTTATTTTATATAATATGTTTGTATAATAATGTTTCTATTTTTGTGTGAAAAAGTATATAATAACCTTATAATAAATTTTTATTTTCACAACGCATTGTCTTTGTGTATCCATGAATTGTGCGATCCATCGAATCCTAGCCACTTCTCCTGCGCAATACTTTTTCCACGAGGTATATATCCGGATGAGTCGCGCGATGCAACTCGTACTCGTAGAACGCTCCAGCTATAGATTTTCCGCGATAGTCCTCGAGTAGATAAGTTACGGGATTGGTACGCTGTACTTTAACGATCTTAAATACTTCGGTGGTCCAATTTGGCGTGTAACCCTTTTCAAAGACCGTCTTGTACTTGCTCACACGTACCGAATCGCCTACTTTGAATTTCGCCGGGCCAGCGATCTTTATAGCGCTATACACAGTAGCCAAGAGTCTTTCGGCTACCGCGGGGGTTACGTCAACGGGTCGCATGCCGATTGTTCGATGCTTTCGAGCATTGTAATTCGACACGAGACGCGATAACAGGTCGATCCACTTGTAATTTCCGTTGAGCGTAAACATCTTCCACATATCATTCTTTAGCGTGCGATTGAACCGCTCGACGATCGATGCTTTCATTACGGAGTACGTAGAATAGTGATTGATGCCATGTTTATTTACGAGTCGTTGCACGTCGGCGTTGTAAAACTCCTTCCCCATATCGGTTTGTAAGTTTTTCGGATGTCTACCGCTCTTTCGAATTATCTCGGTGATAGCATTAGCTGTCTCGCTTCCACTTTTACTTTTGAGTGGTACGGCCCACGCATACTTGCTCAGCACGTCAATGACGGTGAGAATGTAATGGTAACCTTTGTTGAAACGTGAGTATGGACGCATCTCAACGATATCGGCCTGCCACAGATCATCGTATCCTCGAACTATGACGTGTCTTCTCGGGAAATTTTTTCTCGCTGGAGCGTGCAACTCCTCGACGAGTCGCCGCTTTTCGGCACTGTTTTCATTAGATTTCATGTTTCATACACAATTATCGATTGGCATAATAACGCGCGATGAAATTACAGCACGATTTATTTCATTTTTAAACGTTTTCGTATTGCCGTTTTTTAACAAAGCATCGTCTTATCTATTCTGTGTGGTGGGTCGTCTTTGCTTGAATGCTATTTTGAATCGTAGTCATCTTCTTCTCGAGTATACCCAACTGATCTTTAAAAGTTTGAATATTCTCTTGCAGGTATTTTAGCATAAACTCCCTATTAGTTTGGAGCGATGTTATGTTCTTCTCGATTTCATCCTGTCGATCTTTCAAAATTTGCATGTTCTGATGCATGAATTGTTTGTTGACGACATCATGATCATCTATTGGTAGAGCTACACGTCGAATCTTGCACAATCCCGCATCGAAGTCTGTAGCAACGCGACACAGAGCGTTTTCATGCACGTACTTTCTCAATATACCATTCCTCTTCTCGATTTCATCCTGTCGATTTTTCAAAATTTGTATGTTCTGATGCACGAATCGTTTGTTGACGACATCATAATCATCTATTGGTAGAGCTACACGTCGAATCTTGCACAATCCCGCATCGAAGTCTGTAGTAACGCGACACAGAGCGTTTTCATGCACGTACTTTCTCAATATATCATTCCAACGATGAAGCGATTCATCGTCGTGATCGGATAACCCAAATTTGCTGATTGGCATTTTTTCGATACGAGTGACACCGATCGACTGATTTGTTTCAATGATATGTGAGTTAATTTATAATGATGCCTGCTTCGCGAAGTTCCTCGATGATCGATAGCATCTCGTTGTCGTGAGCGTTATGACCGGCTTGACGCGAAGCTTCGCACTAGCTCGTTGGGATCGTCCCAGTGCACGTAATCGATCGCATTGTCGTTTAATGTCATTGCGCGAGGTAATCCTCTTCCAGATTTCTTCTTAGGTTCGGTCGACATCAACGGCGCGATTACATGTCTGTACTTGTATCCCCTGTTGGCTCGTATACGATCGTGAGGATCGTGATTGTATCTGTGCGCATTCGTCGTCAGTAGCAAGCTCTTGTACTTTTGCTTATCGTCCTCCGTACAGATGACGTCATCGGGGACTCTCTTGAAGATCAGCTCGTAAAGACCGGGTGTACCGACATATCGCACACCATCGATAATAATGTTATCCGCATTGTCTACATCGAACTGTTTACTGCCGAACATCATTCCATCCTTGTCGAGATAAACGCCGTACATGTGGTCCATATCGCTCTCTCTATCACCGGTCAAAATAGCTCCGACATACTTTTGACTCAGCGGACCCAAGTGTTCTCGCAACGTTTCTCTCAACGTTTTTTGACCCTCCGGCGTTTGCAACTGATTTTGAACGGATTCCATGAGCGAGTCGCCCGTGGTTTCGAAAACATGCTCGTTTGCGAGTGATTCGGGCATTGTCGGTTGTACGGTTGTCGCGGATGGTGTGGAGGTTGACGCATCCAAGCCTTTCGATTTGCGATCCATCGACGATCGTTTCCTCTTGCTCGATTTTACATCCTCCTCACGCTTTTGAACAGAAAACGTTTTAACGTCGACATCGTCACGCGGCTCGTCTTTTATCGCGCGCGTGTTAGAGTTGTCAACAATCTTTTGCAGCGGCTCGATGATCGGTTTAAAATGACTCTTGGTCGCGATATCTTCTTCGATCTTGCCGGTCTTCAAAGCGCGATGTTTTTTACGGATCGACTCGGCCGTTTTTTCAATCTCTCTCACAACCTTCTCGCGTATATCTTTGTTATCAGCCATGTTGACGTTCTTTCAACGTTGGAGTATCGAAAACGACTAATCGCTCCGCGGCACCGCAAATTCGTTAAATCCTTTTCTGTATCGCCCGTTAGTAAGCGCACTGTCCTTGTCTATCACCAGGAATCCATACTTTTGCTGCCAACAATTGCGACATAATTCACTGAAATCCTCGTATGACATGTCGGTGTTCACATGATCATTGTACACGTGCTTCAGGTTGGTACCATCCTGCTTGAACAGGATCAACAGATTCGCGTTGTCTCGTATAAGATGTTTAGGTATTCTCGCGTATGATTGGCAGAGATAAAAACAGTCGACGTGCGAGTGTCTACCCATCGAGAAATATTCTCTCACAGTATCTTGCTTATCGCATGCTACGTCATCGAAGACGAAGATTGAGTTTGGTCGCGCCTCGTTCGGTGGAACGACGTCACTGTTATTAGAGAATGTAAAATAGCCGATTTCGTCGATCGATGACAACAAATTCTCCAAGTATTGATATTTCGGTTGTTGCAACGATTTCGAGTATACGTACACGTTCTCGAAACGTACGCCGTGCGGACTTTCCAACAAGCTTATGAGAACGTTAGTTTTACCGCAATTCGAAGGACCGCAAATGATCGCACGTATGGTGCTCGGTAGCATCGCACCATGCTTACGTTTCTCCGCGTTGTCTCCCATTTTCCGTAATCTATCGTCACAATTTATAACGCGTATCGTTAACGGTTGCCGTACGAACTTCATTTTTCTATTAGATGGAGGGGTAGGACCTATTTATATGCATGTAAAACTGCAAATCGCTCAGTAGCAAAGATGTTCGTTCTGCTATCAAGTTCCTCCGATATTCTCGATTTAACCGCTGAAGAGTTACAGTATATACCGAAACCTGTTCTGCTTCGAGTGTGCGGTCATTACGTGCACCATCTGT